AGGCAAGATTGTGAATGAAGGGATCAGGATGTTGACGTTGTATCTCGCCATCTTGATGGCTGATATAGACCTGCAGCGGGAGCTTTGCCATATCATCGCTTAGGATATTGCCGCAGCGATAGGCAGTCGCCACGTTCTTCGAACTTTCCGGAGTAACGATTTGCCCGGAGCCGGTCGCCAACCCTAATGTATTGATCAACTCGGGTAGGTTGATGCCCTCGGTCACTGACCCAGCATTGATGGGAGCAACGATTTTTTTATTGCGTGAAAGCGCTTTGCTTAAGATCATTTGCGCTTACTCCATGCCAGCAAGAAACCTGCGATCAAACATTCCACACCACCTACGAACCAGGCTGCTAACGGATCAACCTTATGGGACCCAATAAGGATTGCCAAAAAACCCGCTAGGAAGAACAGGTCTTCAGAGTATTTGCGAAGAAAGGCACGTATTCGTTTCAACTCTTACTCCATTTCTCGCGTCGTCCGAAGAAGGTCATCATCCGATTAACCACAATGCCTTCGAACTGCTTTTCGGATAAATCCGAAAACGGGAAATCGCTATTCTTGGTGATGCGGGTGGCGGTGATCAGCATGCCATCCGAAACCGTCTCGATCCGTTTACGCAGGGAATGGGGCAGGGCATCCAGCGTAAAGGTAACGGTGAATGGACCTTCCGCATCGCTGAGGATATAAACTGCCGCCAAGATCAAGGCACCGGCGATCATCAAGCCTTTGTTATTCGTCATGGTTTTCCAAAGGTGATGGTGGCTGCGCCGGTCAACAAGGACCAGATCAACCCGATCATCGAAATACCAAAGATGGTGGCAACCCAGACGCCAATCTGATACCCAAGCCACATCACATTAACCTTCTTTTTGACATCGTCCACGTCCGTAGAAAGCGATGACATGTTTTTGGTCATGGACACATAGCCATTTTCAGCAGCGTTGACGCGATCCTTCATATCCATAATCACGGTCATCGCATCCCGCAGGACCGTGAAAGCAAAACGGAGACCGATCTTGGTCGAGAGATCGTCTTGCTCAAGTAAGTCGTCAATCTGCTGCAGCAGATTGTCATTGCTGGATGCTGGTGCCATTACGCTTTGTGTGCCTCGATCGCACGCGCTAAATGATGAATGGCTTCAGCCAAATCGCCCGGCGTTTCTTCCAGGCTGATCACATCCACATATTCGATGCTGCCATCCGCTTCTTTCACGCGGACCCATTCAAGTTTGGTCGGGTTTTGTGGAACGAGGCGCGCATAAGGCACCCCATTGATGTTATGAATGCCGTAAGCATATAACTGCTTTCCCACTGGTTCTGAACGCAGTTGGATTCCGCCTTCGGACTGTGGTCGTGGGGTATCACGTACGATCAAGCCGCGCGGCTGTTTGACGATCAATAGATATTTTGGTGATTCTTGTGCCATCATTGCTCCTGTTATGTGCAAACAAAAAGCGCCCGACGACTCACATGAGTCGTCGGGCGCATCGGTTCCGACTGGCGTCCCGGTCTACACCAGGACTGCATAAATTATATAAATGTGGCGGGCGGCTTGAGGGGGGCAAGTCACCCGCCACAAAAATAGTTTAGCATTTTGAATTTAATATGTCAATAGGGAGTTTTAAACGACAAACGCCGGGGTGAGGGGGGCACCCAAGCGTCTGTCTGTTTTATTTTAGAATATATGTTCTAATTTGTCAAGCTGAAATATTCAACAACATTTCCCCGGTCTGGGTCGCTTCCTGCAAAATAAAATTCACATGCCGCAGATACTCAACCTGTCGCCAACTGACCTTTGATAATTCACTAGCTTCTTCGCCCACTCGCTGCAGTTCTGAAAAACAACGCTGGAGCTTGTTTAGCTCCAGCGTGTAAATCTCTTTTGGATCAGTTGTGTATTTTGCGCTCATCGTTATCCCCTGGCATATTCGCCTGTGTGGTGCAATTGGTCGCGTATATCCGTCAATGTGCTGGCGATGCTTGCCAGATCGCCCACGTGCCCCCAGTGGTGCCCACCTTGCCCGCTGGCGTTGCGGTCGTGTTGTTGTAAGCCCACTTCGATCTGCTTCAGCAGCTTCTTGATCTCTGCCTGTTTTTCTTCATACTTTTTCAGGCTGTTTTCCCGGCTAGCTTCATTCCGCTTTTTTGCATTTGCTTTTCTGATTTCCAATAATGTTTTCATGATTAGCTCCTTGTTATCAACAGGGTGCCGCCGAACCCATAGGAAGTCAAGCTAATTACATTCCCCAATGTTCAGCCAAGATCGCACTCATATCTTCGTTGGTATCTCGCCGCAATGCTAGATCTAACGCCATGATCAATGCCACCATGCCATCAATCTTTTCACGGCTTGCGGCTTTATCAGGCTTGATGTTCCCAGCTGGGTCCATGCGTGCGACTAGGTTATCAGCCATCCACGTGAGCACTGGGTTGTTGCCATGCCGTATCTTTTTACCAAGCACGAGTCGTTCCAATTCCTTCATGGGTGGATTCATACTCGCGAAGCCCTGACCGAACTGCACCATTGTCATGCCTTTCTTTTCGAGCACCTGCACCACACGTGCCGCGCCCCAACGATCAAAAGCGCTTTTATTAATATCGAATAGTTCTCGGTCATTTTCGATCTGCTCAAAAATCCAGTCATAATCGATCACGTTTCCTGGCGTAGCCACGATATAACCTTGCTCCACCCACTTCTGATAATGCACTCCATCATCACGGGTGCGGATTAGCATGTTATCTTCCGGGATCCAGAAGCGACAGACGACATCGATGTAATCATCATCATCCGGAAAGACCATTAGAAAGGCGGTGATGTCGGACGTGCTTGATAGGTCCAAACCACCAAAGCAAGTCATGCCTTTTAAATGCTCAGGCAGCTCCAGCGCTGGCACTGCGCCATTGCATGCGCGCCATTCATCCATTGGCATCCATTTGATTTCACCCTGCACCCACACATTCAACTCGCGCCGCAGGAAGTTATTGAGCGCTGCCGTCATTTGCTCGGCGCGCTTGGCTTTCATGCGTAGATCTTCGATATATTTCGAGACGCCTAGGTTGGGGTTGGCTTTGATCCATACATTTTCATCGCGCCAATCATCCCCTTCGTCGAGAGTATAGATAATGCCGAACCAGGTATCATCTTCGAATGATCCATCCTTCCATCCCTCGAGCACCTTGCGGGTATATTCGTGCTTCTCATAACAGACACTGCGGCGATCAATGCCAGCCGTGGTGATGGCGATGATCATCGGCTGTTCACGCGAGCCGGTTGCGGTCTCGAGCACATCCCACATCTCGCGTAGCTTCCAGGCGTGCAATTCATCGGCAATGACTCCATGCACGTTCAAGCCATCGGTTGAATCGCTATCAGCTCCCAACGGTTCATACTTGCTGGCTGTCTCTTCGAGGTTGAGATTGTCTTTATAAACCTTGATGTATTTGCGTAGCCCCGCATTTTTGCGGACCATACGGATCGCTTCTTTATGCACGATACGGGCTTGGTCACGCTTAGTCGCAGCACTATATACCTCCGCACCTGGTTCGCCATCTGCAAACGCTAAATATAAACCTTCACCGGCTGCCTTGGTGCTCTTGCCGTTCTTCCTGGCTACCTCTTCATACGATGTACGAAAACGGCGCATTCCATCGGCACGCATCCAACCGAATGCAACCCAGACAGTAAACTGTTGCCACGGTTCAAGCTGGATAAATTCACCTTTGCCCCGTCCCCACTTACCCTTGGAATGCCTGAGCATTTGGATAAAATCTATAACATGTTGGGCGGCTTCCGGGTCAAAATAAAAGCCGCGCTCATGCGCATGCTCCAAGTCGTGCACGTGGCGTTCGCATGCCAAGCGCACCCACTTGCACGCGACGATCTTGCCGCTGACCACATCCCGCGCATATTGTTCAGCAGGATGTAGAACCTCCTTCGTTGCTTTTACCATGCACGCTACTTTGTTACCTTCACTTTTTTGCCAAATAAAAAGCCTGCCATCTCATCTTCTTCGGTGGGTGTTTCCACTTTTAGACGGGTCCGGCTTGATGGTGACATCCCAAACTCCGCATAGAACTTCATCACCTGATCCATCGAGCGTTTCTTGATCGCGACCCACGGGTTTTGGTACATCCCGCCCAGATCCGAGATGATCACTTCACCTTGCGTCTGTAGTTTGTTGCAGGCTTTCACATAATCAGCCCAGGCAGTGCAGCAGATTGCCAGTGCCGCACGGTCGATCTTCGAGATCAACTTCAACTTGTGCAGCTCCTCCGTGATCCGCTCCCATTCCGTGCGCGCCACACCTTTCAAATGAGATGGACATTCTGGAATCGCAACATCTGGCTTTGGCTCCTGATCATTCACCGCGCGTTTGCCCGGGTTCCCCTCGAGTTCTTTTAGTGCACTAGGTTTTGGTTTTCTGCCCCTCACGTCACCTCCAAGGTGGGTTGTTCCCCAACCATCTGGGACCAGCGTTCCAGACATACGGCTACAAATTTTGGGTCATTGTCCATCGCGCGGCAGACTCTCCCAGTCCGCTCGCATGCGATCAACGTTGTCCCGGATCCTGAAAATAGATCGAGCACGATATCGCCGGGCTGGCTGGAGTTCATCAGCGATCGCTCTACCAATTCCACCGGTTTCATCGTGGGGTGCTCTTCGCTCTTGCGTGGTCGATCAATAAACCAGACATCAGACTGCGTGCGATCTGTCAGAGTGGCAACCCGTGGGGCATCGTTTTTCCAGCCATACCACATGGGTTCATATTGCGTGTGATAATCTTTGCGCGACAGTACCATTTGATCCTTGACCCAAGCAATGGTGCTCGACCAATGGAAGCCCATCTTCCGCAAAGCACTATCGATCAGCGGCCACTCTTCACCACCCATGACCAAATAAATCACCGCACCTGGCACGCTGAAACGCCAGAGTTGCGTAATGAATAGTTCCACAAAGACCAGGAACTGCTCGCCCAGGTTGTCATTATTCATTGATCGTTTTTTGAAAGTTGGATGATTGCCACCGCCGTAGTTAATATTCCAAGGCGGGTCGCTCCACACCAGATGCGCAAGCAAGAGTCCCATCAGCCGCTCGACATCGGACCGCTGTGTTGAATCGCCACACATGATGCGATGCTTGCCGAGCTTCCAGATCTGACCGACCTGCACCTGCCACTTGATCAGCAACTCTTCAGCGCGGTCCAGCTCCGGACCTAGGTCTTGGACGGCAGGCGTTGTTGCTGTAGAAACACCCACCAACTCCTCGAGCTCAGCAGGTTCGAAGCCGGTAAACAAATCGCCCGTGTTGCTGGTGATTTCACGCAAGACATCTTCATCCCATCGGCTAAATTCTCCGACTCGGTTATCCGCGATCCCAAACGCTGCCGCAGTGGCTGGGTCATCATCGACGAAGACCACCGCCACGTGACTCCAGCCCAGTTCCTTCGCCGCGCGATAAGTGCCATTGCCTGCTTCGATCTTCCCGTCCTGCAGACGGTTTGCAACGATCGGTTTGCGTTGACCGTAGGCCTTGAGCGAGGCGGCGATACGCGGAACATCATGCCCCACGCGCGCGTTGGCGGGATCTTCATGCAGGCTATCGATCAGCACAGCCAGCGGTCGCAGACTCTCGGCGATATAAGTGAGATCGATCATGAACGAATCAACTCTGGCATTTCGCCAGTCATCAAATGCCAACGTTCCAACGACGCAGCAACATAACCTGGGTCCAACTCCACTGCTCGGCACACTCGGTTCAAAATTTCGCAGGCGATCAGCGTGGTACCCGATCCATTGAACGGTTCGAACACGATCTCATCGGGCTTGGAATAAAGCAAGATGTGCCGTGCAGGGATCTCCAATGGAAACGCGGCAATATGTCCGTTGGCGCCAGCGGTTCCTTTGATGTCATTCCAGTAGGAGCGCAGCGCCCACTTCTGACCGGTTCTTTCCTGCCCACGATTTTTCCCGGCTCGGTTATAGAACGTCTCAAGCAGGTTCACATCCTGCTCATTGAGTACATCCGTAAAATCCAACTCAACGCCCAGGTCATGTTCGAATGTGCCGATGAACTCAGAGTGCTGGTCAATCAGATCTGTCTTCGGTGATAGCGATGCGATCTGCCCTTCTTTCAACCAGTGCCGAATGTGACGCAGGTTCCAGCCCAATTCCCAGAATGCATCCATCCATTTATCGATCAACAGCAGCACCTGGCGCTTCTTCTTTTTTTCAAAGGATGTTGTAAAGCCGGTTCCGGTGTTGATCACAACTCTGGACTCATCCGCGCGCACAACTGCCGCGATTACCGCGGCGATGCGTGCGATAAACTGATCAATCTCTGCCTCGCTTTTTTCATGCTCATATTCTTTGCCCACCCAATATGGTGGTGATGTAATAGCAAGTGTCGCGATGCTTCTCCAGAATAAAGACTCTATATCCAACTGGGTCGTGTCAGCGCAGACGACGATGTGCCTACCCAATTGCCATATCTGCCCAGGTTCCGTCTTCCACTTCGCGCGCAGCTCTTCGAGTTGGTTATCCTTGACATCTTGCGGGCCTGGATCCACCATCAAACCACTGCCGCGTTCACCTAACAAATCCCGGATCTCTGCATCACTGAAGCCAGTGAATAAATCATCCACAGTCGGGATGATGGCGCCGAGTGCATCGAGATCCCACTCACTCAATTCACTCAGTCGATTGTCCGCGATGCCATATGCCGCCGCGGTCGCTGGGTCATCTTCCACGAACACAACCGCGATATGACTCCAACCGAGTTTTTTCGCTGCGAGCCAGGTCCCGTTGCCTGCTTCGATCTTTCCATCCTGTAAACGGTTCGCGATGATGGGCTTGCGTTGTCCGTAAGCTTTCAGCGACGTGGCAATCCGGTCCAATGCGTGATTGGCACGTGCATTAGCAGGGTCGATATGTAATTCATCGATGGGCACAGCCAACCCTCGAAGCCCTTCGGCGATGTAAGTTAATTCTTCAGTCATTGTCCTACTCTCACTCTCGTTCCAAACAGCATGCGCTCAAGTTCCTGGTCTGGATCGGCCAGGTCCGCTTTGACTCTCGATCGACTACTGGGTGTCATTCCAAATTCTGCACCCAGTTTATTGAGCTGCTCGAGCGCACGATTAGCAATCGATAAATATGGATTCTGGATGATGTTCCCTGCAGCAGTCTTGATGATCTCGCCTTTTTCGCGGACCATCTTTTCAGCCTTCAGCCAACGTACGAAGATCACACAATACATGGCGAGTGCATCCTTATCGATCGTCGTGATCAATCCAAGTGGATACAACTCTTTGACCGTCAATTTCCATTTGGCTTTTTCATCATCACTCAAATGTTCCGGCGGCCGAGGCAATATGACTCTCGGCCTTGGCTCTGCATGATTCAGCGCGCGCTTGCCTGGGTTGCCAGCCAGCAACTTTATTGCCGTTGGTTTTGGTTTTCTGCCTTGCATTCATACGCCTACCCCCCCTGCCTAATTTCGCGGGTACGCGCGCAAAACTGCCCCGCCGGTCTATTCCCCCAATCGAAAACTTTTTTATACCCCTGCCTTTGCCTTCGATCCATCATGGTAATGTTTCTTGTTGTCGCATCGACGACACAAGCCTTGAAGGTTCTTCCAATCATCTGTGCCTCCTTGTCGTTTAGGTAAGATGTGATCTACTACTACTGCTCGGACATCGGGCCCATGCATGCCAAATGGGTTGGTGCAATATGGATGTGCTGCAAGGAATGGATCGCGCACCTTGGTCTTCCAGTCATATCCATATCCTCGAACTGTTGAGCTTGGTCTGTTGTCGGGCTGACGTGGGAGTCGGTGTCGTTCACACCGACTCTTTTCATAGACCAGGTTGGGACATCCATGCACAGCGCACGGATGTGGCGGTTTCTTAGGCACGATTGAATGCGCGCGCTGAATAAGAGAACGCTCTCAACTTCAGACCACGTGCCATTGCAAAATGGACATGCTTCGAGCCCACGATCTGAATGATGTAAGCAAATACAATGCCTGCCACCTTTACGAACTCAGCGATCTGAGCATCGATGGTACTGAAGCTAAACAATGGATAGAGCTTGAACACTATGGTGACTGCAACCAATACAATCAAGTTCGCAGTTGCTGACCATTTGCCTGCAGTGCCATCGTTCACCACGCCTGCCCATTTCAAGATGTTGATCAACAATGCGACCAACGCAAACGTGCCGGTCAATCCTTCAACGATCAGAAGGATGTTGTCCAGCGAGATGCCAAACAACCCGAGCACTGCAGCGAATAGCGCTACCAGACTGATTGGCAAACCCAACTGTCTCAATGTTTCTCCAATATCGATTTTCATTCTTTCATCTCCTTATGATTTAGGTAACAAAAACACCCGACGCCATAGTGGCGCCGGGTGCATCGTTCCGACTAGGTGTCCCGGATAAACCAGGACTGCAAAAATATTCGACTGTTCGTTCAAGCAAAATTATACATCACTATGTTGGCATCACCTCCTTACCATAGCGCGACATCAATGCGAGAAATGCCGCTTTGCCGATCTCCCAACGTTCCTTCCGATTGCAGCCCGGATATCGGCATTTGATATTACGCACATCACCGATCATCATGCAATCGATCAATGGCTTCAATGGCGGGACCTGGATTGTGCTCACCGATGCTTCCCAACGTGCCAAGGCTGTAACTCGCTTATCTTCATCTGTCACATAACACAAATGCCCGATGATATGACTGTTCGGATATTTGGACAGGTCGCTATATCTGACACATTCGCCGGTGCATAAGAAGAATCGAAGCTCTACTGGCTTTGGGTCAGGCATACGCGCCTTCTTCGACAGCGGTTGGAATGTTCCTTCCAACATTCTCCATAAACGCTTCACCCGCCTGGCGGCAGGCTTCATCGCACCATACGTTATGCTTACTGACCGGACTGCCGCGTTTCCCAATACCAGCCTTCAATTGTGCCTTCGTGGGATGACCATCTAACAGCACGTACTTGATTTCATCCCAGTTCGTGAATTTGGCACGCTGCTTCTGATATCGTTTATGCATCCATGCTGGGATGTTTTTCCACTTCCAACCCATGAATACACGTCCCAACGTAACCTTACTATCACTGTAAATCGTTCCCTTGAAGTCGGCAGGGAGTTGTTCTAATCCTGCGATCAAAGCCAGCATTTCGGTTTGGTTGTTGGTCACCGGCGACCCCATATCCATATCCGTGATTACCTGTGCAGCGCCGGTTTCACGCCCATCATCATGGATTAGGTAATAAGCAAACGTGCCACCGATCATGGACGGGTTGGTTCCGATGACACCACCATCGACATAAAGTTCAGTGATCATTTTAGTCATCCTCGTTGAGGTCGCTTTGACCCATAAAGACTTCTAATTCTTCGCCACCATTTCGATCAATGCACTCCAACCATTGGATTGCTACAGCTGCCACTTGCACAAGCTCTGTGCGCAATGTGCCTGCTGCTTTTCCACCAAACTTGTTGTGCAATAACGCCTGGCTGACTTCGCCCAGCTCCTCGCTGAGAACAGCGAGCCATATCTCCGCGGGATGATTTTGCTCACCCCACTTTTCGTTTTGGCGTCGGCGCTCATTGGCAATATCAATCAAGACATTCAGTTCGATGCCAAGCCCCATAAGCGACTCGAGCGCATGAGCAACTGGCGATTTGCCAAATACAGGTTGACCATATTCTTCAGGAAAGCGGATTTGATTTCCTGAAGTCAAGCACGAGCAAAGCCCACAACCCATGTCATTGTGTTGCTCGTATGCATGCGAGCAATATGGGCATTTCATCACGCCACCTCCGTTTCCGCAGCAACAACAAATTGGACAGTGACCTCGCGGTTCAATATCCCCACCAGCAACCGCTCACAGGTGCGTTGCAGTCGGCTCTCCAACCAATCCCGCACCAAATTGCTCGCCACACCCACCTGCAGCGTATCCTGCTCAAAATGCAGCGCCTTGGTATCCCGCACCCAGGTGTCGAAAGTGCCCCGTTGCATGTCGAGCTTGAGTTGATCCAGCACCGACTGCCAGCCCTGCTCAGCGCTCAGACCAGCGCCATCCCGCAAACCAACCTGCACCGACTCATCCACCTGCATGCTGATGGTTGGCTCATCGCGCACATCATCCTGCTGATGTGCCAAATAACAAGCCTGATAATGACTCTCGTAGGCTGCCCCTTGCGCAAAGACCTGCTCACACATCCCGCACACCTTTTTCAGCAGCCCGATCGCTTCCAGGAACGCTTCAGGCAAATAATCGGCAAAGTGCTTCATGAACTCAACTGGTGGGCGTTCGCCTCGGAGCAGTTTCGAATAAAGCATCCCGACTGGTGATGTGAATGATGTCCGTTTGTCGTAGGTATACGCCACCCAGCCCAAAAAGACCTCGTCACTTGTCTCGTTCAAACAAGCTGGGCTCAACTGTGATCCAGCAAACAGGTCTGGGATATTGGCGATCAGCAGCTTCGCTAGGGGGGAGAATTTCTCCCCGGGATTTTTTCCCAACTTAGGAGTAGTAGTAGTTAAACTTAATTCAGAATCTAATTCATTAACTACTACTTCTAGTAGGGAGAATTTCTCCCCGGGATTTTTTCCCACTACTAGTGGGATTAATTCCCTACTGTCATGCTCCTGCAAAATATCCATCCCAGCCTGGGTGAGCATCACGCCCTCGCCAGCTATCGCTAAATGCCCATCACGCACCAACCCATTGATATATTTTTGGCAGGTCTTCTTGTCAACCAATAGCGTATCAGCGACAGCGCGCCATTTGACCGGGTGCGACATGGCGCCCAGGTCCAGCAGGATGCGCAGCACAATGATCCAGCGATCCCACAGGACCCTGTAAAGCTGCACTCGTTTTGGTGGGATGGCTAGGGAGCTCATGCTATCTCCTTGGCTGGGATTTCAACCGGGATCAACTTCTCGTTTTTCGCCTTCGCTTTCGCTGCCTTATGCACATCGCAGGTTCGTGCGTGACCGCTGTATTCGTAGCGATTTGCAGTCTCAAAACCACACTCGCAGCGATATAAATTCTCGCTGACCGTCGCTGATTTCTTCGCTGAGCGACCTTTGAGCGACGTTGAGCGACTTCCAGCGTCGCTGAGCGACTCGCTGACCTTCGCTGGAGCGTCGTTAGCGTTCGCTTCCACCGACAGCAGCGACCCATCAGCGAACGTTACCAGCGAGATAGCGATGTCCACCAGCGACGCTGAAATAATGGAAATCATCAGTTTTACGCCCCATAGTTCGTCCCACAGACCTCCCATTGTCTTGTAATTGATTGGAGCCAAGAACATGGGGGTCATGATCAGCAAAGCTATGAATGCCGCATAAGCAAACTGCTTGGCTTTCTTCGCTTTCAGCCGTGGCAGTCGGCTCGCGGAATATGCCAGACTGACGTTGACCACAATGCCTGCCACCAACCCGCTTGCGTCAGACCATGAGCTGCTAGGATCGATCACATGAAACGCCCGTGCATATTGCATCGATTGGAACGCCGCGGCTAAGTAAAGCAACACGGTTCCAAATGAGACTTTCATTTTTCGACCTTCATTTTGCTTCATTGTCATCTCCTGTGAATAGATTTGCTTGCTTCGGTTGATCAGTAGGACGCACCTCGTGCGATAAGTCAAGGAGCCCGGTTGGCACGCCGCCTTCAAAGGTCAGTCTCTTTTTCAACTCGGCATCCACCATGTCTTCATACCGCTTGGCATTGATCAGATCGCCGCGCTTGCGTTCTTTGAAAAAAGCGATCTGCGCCTGGCGCATCTTCCACACGGTCACATAAAACAAAAATACTAAATCCATCGTCGGCTCCTTCCTATAACTGCCGAAAATATTCCAGGAACAACTGCGCTGGGTTCATGTGCGGTGGCACGTACCTGTTTGCAAATACCTCTTCAGCCAGCGCATCGAGTCCAGGGGTTCGTAGATCCTTCACTGCCACGCATCGACCCGAAGGCAGGAACTTTAGCAGCTCGACCTCATGTGATTGGTACTTGCGTTGAGTGCCAGCCTTTGGATGACCCTTTCGCCGCTTGCAGGCTTTCCGCTCGAAGTACACACGTCGGCAATAGCCCTTCAGCGGATTTTCCTGCTTGGCTTCACGTCGGGCTTCCTCCAGCCAGAGGTTCTTGAGTTCGTAGTCGAGGTCAAACATTACGCAGCAGCTCCCAATCCCATATTTAGGGTTTGTTGGCGGCTTGTTGGGCTTTGTTGCCATATATGCGGGTTTGAGGCGGTTTGTTGGCTTTGTCGGTTTGTCACCAAATTAGCCAATTCTGCGGTGACCACGCGCGCGTTGCCCTGAGCTGCATCCTTTGCCAGCCAGCCGCATTTCTCCCAGCCATCAACCAAACGCTTCGCTTCTTGTTGTCCCATGCCCCATCCCATGAGTAACCCGAGGGTCATCTTCCCGCCTGCTTCCTCCAATGACCGTTTCACCAGCAACGCTTCATCATCCGTCAATGGGGAAGTCGGCTCCTGGGGCACGGCTGTGGATTGTCCCAGCCGTGACTTATCCAGATAGTACATCTGCAACCGTCCCCATTTATTCGTCACCACCCGCCCCTGGGCATCCTGTGCGATCCGTTCCGCACCTGCACAACCCATCAGCGCAGACATCTCTTTGGCTTCATTGCGAAACGCCAGAATGGTCTCGCACTGCGGGCGGATCAAGCCGATCTGATCCTTCGTGAACTCATGTGCCGCGAACACGATATGCACGCCGAACTTCAACGTGCGCATGCCCAGCGCGCCCAGCAGGTTGGTCAATTGCTTCTGCTTACTGGATAGGATGATCGTATTGCTCAACTCATCCAGGATCACCAATAACGGCTTCAGTGGTTCGCGTCCATTGGCAGCTGCCAGCTCGTTATATTCTTCGAGGGTCTCAGGATAGCCAGGCATGGTCTCGAACAACTTTGCGCGGTGATCGCACTCAGCCGAGATCCGCTCGATCAACTCATACGCAGCTTGGGCATGCGGTGCGATCGGTGCGATCAATGCCGGATGATCCTTTAGCATCGGGAATGTAGCGCGGTCATTGTCGGCGATCGCCAGTTGAAAGCCATCCCGCAATGCCTGGAATGCCAACAGCCGCAGCGCAGCCGATTTCCCTGAGCGGGTCTTGCCAACGACCATGCTGTGCCCGATCAACTTCCACGGCTTTGAAATGACCTTGCCGTTGTACTGCACACCAATACTCACCATGCCGCGCTTGGTTTCCACCGGTAATTCGACCATCTTCGGGAATTGCGGCTTGCCGCTCAACGGGATGATGTACTGCAAACCCTGCTTGCGTGTGATCACCACCGGCAGACCGCCCAACGCATCGCTCAACCTGCGCGCAGTGTCGGCGCTCTCGTAGATGCTCAGACTCTTGCCCATCTGCATCGGGTTGAAACTCGCACCCAATGCCACCCGCGGACCTACGTTATCCAGCACGTATTGCTCAGGCGGGAACACCCGCAGTTCATTCAACATGATGTAGTCGATCACTTCCGCCACTTTGGTGGCGAGTTCATGATAAGAAGATAAGTTCATGCTTCCTCCTGTAATAGTTTCTGATCAGCTTCTTCGATGGCAGTGCGTAATGTGCCATCACCGCTCACGATGATCCGCCCTGGTTGGGGCGCAGATCCGCCTGTAAACTTCGAGAGGATGTTCTTGCCAGTTTCCTGCATGCCAGCTGGTAACTGTCCAACGATCTCAGCCAGAATGTTGCCTTTGTTGATGTGGCTCTGCTCTTCCTTGTCCATCGGCGCATAACGGATCACATCGCCCGTGCCCGATACTTTCACCATGCCGGTTTCGAGTTGATCAGGTCGCAGCAATACCACGCCACCATCCGGCAGCTCACGTGTGATGGTGGGTGTTCTGCCATGTTCATCTCTGACATGCATGCGGGTCTTTACATAGGTTGAGAATCCGCGTCCGAATACATAAGCCAGTGCGAGGGTCAACACCCAGGGGAAATAGGCATCCAGGGAGTTTTTCATTTCCTGCCGTCGCACTGATAAAGCTACCTTTTCAGCCTCGCCAGCTTCAACTGTTTGCACGATCCGCGCAGCTTGTAGGGTCAGGATATCGTTGGTCGGTTGCACTACTGCCGTAAGCACTGCCGCGGTCCCGGTGGCATTGTTGCTCATCACGATTGCCCGCTCCGTGGCTTGGGCTGCCACGGTTGCCTGCATGTATTGAGCCTGTGCCGTGGCTTGCATATATGCTTCGCGTGCCTGGGATGTCATCAGATCGTTGTGCTGTTGAGCAAGGACGCGCGCCTGCTCTGCTTCTTGCTCAGCCTTCAGCTTTTGCATTTCAAATTGCTGTTGCTGCACCTGCGCAGTCATGGCATTGTTTTGCACCTGGGCGGCTTGGGTCGCTGAGTAATCGAAGAAGCTCATAGTCGGCGTCCAATTCAGGTTCGGTGTTGGTGTGCTCTGCGGTGTGGGAGTCAAACGCAGGTTCAACGCAGTTGCAGCCATCGTCAGATATTTCGCAGGCGGCACCACGCCATACTCTGCGTTCTGTGTTGCCCAGAATTGCGCTTCGACCTGATCGTTGTAGGACATGCCACCACAACCCGCAATAACCAGACCTAAAAAGCACAGGATGATGATTGATTTTTTCATGCTAAAACTCCACGTTGATATCATCCTCGGTGGATGAAGTGTTGCGCATCGCTCCCAGCTGGGGGTTGATCCGGTTCCCCTCTGGTAGTTTCCCTGCGAGCAATAAGGTGAACAGATCTGCCTTCGAGAGAGTGGGCGTCCGCGGTGCTTGTTGTTGCCAATTCGCATTGGGACCTGGTTGCCAGCGTTTCATCGTGACGCTGCGAGTCCAGTTCTTATAGGCTTTGCGACTCTCGGTGTAGACAAAGGCGAGAATGCCGGTAAACGCTGCACCGCCAATTAGCTTCAAGACCCATGTTCCAACCTTCTCAATCACCTGCACCGGCGCCGCACCGATCGAAAGGTCTGCCTGAGCCTGTGCAACGTTTGGCGTGATCTGGTCGGCACTGCCCTGGTAAATACCAGCGCCGATCAACAACACAAAGACTAATGAAAAAGCGATCAATCCTTTATCCATCATCGACCTTCCTTCCACACGATCCACAAATAATAAAAATCGTTCTTCTCGACCAGCCACCAGTGGACTTGCGCATTCCTGGCTTCTTGATAAGCTACCTGCAGAAGGCCCACCATGTTGGGCAAATCATCCTTGCGGGCGAACACCTTCCGGCGAAGACCATAGATGGTCTGATCGTTCAGCAACAGCCGGTCCTTTCCGATCCACGCCAGCGGTTGATCAGGAGGTCGGACTATTGGCGCCATCGCTTCTTTTTGCGATTACACAGGCAGCCCAGAAAAGCAACCCGGTAACCAGGGCGGGTGGACAATATGCCACGAAGCACAACCAGGTAATTTGTGAGGTGTTCATAGCAGCTCTCCCTGGGTGAAAACAAATAAAGCGGATCGGCTGGCATGCGGTGTGAGGCAGTGCGACTTGCTCAACTGTGCACGGGTTATGTCATTCACCGGCATTCTCACTAATACAGCTGCAGCGACCTGGTCGCCTTGTGCGTCTTTCACAGCGAAGCCGCCTTGCACAATGCCATCACCGATCGGTGTTTTTACTTTTGCGTTTGTTGTGATCATTCTTATCCTTTATCCTTCTGCTTTTATCCTTGGCAACCGTATTCACTGTCGGCGGTTCTACGATCTTGCCGGCCATCCCAACCAGCTCCACGCGCCCAGCTCTTACACGCCACTTGGGTTTCGGGAACTTCCAGCCTTTCTTGCTCAGTGATCCGCGGCACTCCGGACCCATCCCGATCGCAATGCTGAATGGATCCTTCAGCGCTCGTCCGCACTTCGAACACTGCGGTTTTTTCATAGCTCCAGCACTCCCTGCACCGCTTCCCCAAATTGCTCTTTGACCGCTTTCAGCATCGCCTGACGTGTCTCATTCATATCGGAGATCTTCGCGCCGAACTCATCGCGGTCGAATTCCAAAAATTCCTGTTTGCTGGTGGCGATGTAATAACCGCCATGCTCGCCCGGTGTCGAGCAGATCAGATGTCCGCGTCGGCGTAGTTGCTTGATGCACTCCCGCACGATCCGTTCGTGAAAGCCATACCCGGCAGCCCGTAACCCCCATACCAGGGCTCCGCGGCTGATCGCCTGCTCAACCCCACGATGACTCTCCATCACCAAAAGGATGGCTGGAAAGAGCACCTCTGGCACTGCAATTTTGCGGGGTGGACGCTTCGCGCTCATTTCGACCCCTTGCCTGTTTCCACAGCAACGATCGCCTCGATCTCTGCATCCCACTCCGCAGCCTGTTTGATCAACGCTTTAGGGATCTTTACACCCCAGCCCCCACTCTCTTTGATTTGTTCCTGGATGCATTCGAGAATGTCTGCCATTGACTCGCGTCGGAAGTATGAACTTTCGCCGATCAACATTTCATAGATCATGCATTTGCGGAGATAATCAGCGCGCACCGTCAGTTTGGCTTCGTCACTGGGTTCTTCCTCTAGGGGACGATCATCCCGTTGAATATTGCGCTCCAGGCGTTCCAGAACATTGAAAGGCACACCATCCAGCAGGTGCTTGGCTACACCAGCAAATTCCCATACTAGTTCTTTGCGATGCGCACGATATACCTTCATCGCGCGCATTTCAGCTTTCTCTTTCTCAGTCTTCTGACCGCCACCACTTTTGGCAGTAGTTGTTCCAAGCTTTGCGATCGTATCCCCGGTGGCAACTACGTAGCACACATCATCGTCGATCCCTTTGAAGCTCTGGTATGAATAGCCACCGAACTTTGACTTCGGAAGCAATCGCAGATCGGCATGTCGCTTGGTGAACAAAGCATTGCACTTGTCGTCATGGCTTGCTAAAAGTACATAACGCCCATCGCTTTCGGCGTAGAGTGAAATGCCAGTGCTCTTGCTGGTCTGTTCGAGCTGC